CAGTGCTCCACACCTTTTTGATCGCTTCCCACGCTGCTTTGAATATCCCGACGATAGCGTCCCACAACTTTTTAAACCATGCGGCCACCTCGTCCCAGTACTTGACCAACAATACCACGGCTGCGATAATCGCCATGATACCGGCGACAATCCACACCACTGGACACCCGTACAAGGATGTATTAAATACCCACTGGCCGGCGGCGGCGATCTTCGACCAAACGGAGAATAACGCATATTGCATACGAAACAACAACATGCCGTTTTTGTACTCGCTGACGATTTTGGTACCAATTTTTATGGAATCAGACACTATTCGGAATACCTTACCGAACTGCCCGACGATGAACGTCACGCTACCGATCGCAATGGCAGCCGTGCCTAATATAGCGATCCATTTACCCGTGGTCATCGCTATATTGCCGATTGTGGCGGCCAGTTCGGGATTTTCCTGTACCCATTTTGTTATCTTATCGATAACCTTTGATATTTTTTCGGTTGCCGCCGACAATGCTGGGATCAGTGCTGCACCTAACTGTAACTTAACGCCTTTGACCTGCTCTCCGATATTTTCGAGTTGGTCGCTAAATGCGTCGCCCTTGGCAATCATCTCGTTACTTAACGCAAGTCCCAAACGCTCGGCTTCGGCGTAAAACGCTTTTAGACCGGCCTTGCCATCGTTCAGCATAGGGATCAGATCGGCACCCGACTTGCCGAACAATTCAACCGCCAAAGCGGTCTTTCCGATGCCGTCTTCGGTATTATGAAAAATATCGGCTACATCCTCGAAAATCTCGTTCGGCTGGCGGAGATTACCCGCACTGTCTTTGATTTTGATACCGAGATCCTCGAACGTCTGCATGTACGTCTTATTTCCGCCGGTAGCTTCGGCGACCATTCTGTCGAACTTCACTAACGACGCGGACAATTTTTCAGTTTCGACCCCTGACATCCTACCGGCATACGCAAGTTTTTGGAATGCCTCTACACCGATCCCGGCTCCCCGGGCCATATCGTACATATCACCGGCGTAATCGGCTGTCGATTTTCCAACGGCCAAAATACTACCTCCGACGGCTGCGCTCGCGCCCAGCATGACGGTTCCTGCTTTCGTCATTGAGCGACCTATTTTGCTTGTGGTACGCTCGAATGCAGAAAGTTTGTCCGTCGATTTTTTGACGGCCTCGTCTATAATGCGGCTCATTTTATCCGTTGCAGACAAAATGAACGCTAATTTCAGAGTGTTGGCTGCCATGTGTCGTTATCGCTTTTCGATGCCGGATAATACCACCCGGCGGGGTGTTGTGATCTCTTTTTCGTAAATCTCGACTGCGCGGTCCAAGTAGGCAAAATAATCTTCCACGATCAGATCGAGAACGCCATCTATTCCGCCGCCGGTGAAGTGTGCTAAAAAAACAATATCCGCATGTGGGATTTGTCTGATTAGCACCCTTGCGCCAGCGTCGGACCTTATCCGTTTTTTGAGATGTCCCTTTCTACCTCTTTTTTTGCGTCGGGGAAAAGGAACTCGGTGATCTTATCCATCTCCTCGGTAGTGAAGCCGTCCATCAGATCGTCGTAAACGATCGGCTGACCGTTTACGAGAATTTTGGCGGCCATCAGGTGCATGCCGCGCTCGACGTCCGTCAGGCTCTTGTTGTTGGTTAGCTCCATCTGCTTGCGTACCGTGATACCAATCTCAGCGATCTCGGTGTTGGCGTCGAGCTGGAGCCGCCGCCGAACTGACAAATTCGGCTTGCGATTCAGTGCTTGCTGTCCCATTACAATCCAAGGTTTTGCCTACGTTCAGCCAGCAAGTCCTCGCCGCCGACTTTGTAGATGTTATTGATTACGTCGATTTCGACGATCTCCTCACCGTCTATTTCCAACTTATAATACTGGACGGAAACGGTGGACTCCAGTTCGGTGTCCTCCTTGGCCTTGAACGCGCCACCGGGGAGTGTCTTGGAGTACCCGCGTATGTACATCACGATGGGCTTCTCCTCCGTGATTCCCGTGTTGTCGTATTCCGCTTTGCTGGAACGGATCATCAGGTCCACGGGCTTGAGGAAATTTCCGAAAGCTTTCTGCGCCTCGTTGTCCGGATACGTCCATTTGATCGTCGTTTCGAGTTTATCGAACCCGTTGAAAAACTCGGCCGAACCAATCATGCCCATAGCCTTGTAATCGGTCATAAGGGCCGTAATGGTCGGGGCGGTGATCTCCGACGCCAGCCCGTGCTTGCTGGCATTGTTCACATAGACGTTTGCGTCGTAAACTTTTGCGATATTCATGGCTATTCGATGGTTGAGAGTTTGTTAATGTCGATTTTGTGGTCGAACGTCATGCGCTGCATAGGCACGGCGGGCGTCCACTCGTTGGAAAACGTGACGTATCCCTGTGCCAACTCGGTGGCCGGATTCTTCGCAGGGTCGAAAAAGCACTGCCCGTAAACGATCTTACCTTCGGCTGTCAGCCGGTTGTAGTACTGGTTCACGATGTTGCGAACCAGGTCGATGTCGGCCTGTTTTACCTGCTTAACATCGATAAACTGGGCGCAGGCCATCGTGATCGAACGCTTCATGATCATCAGTGACCGGCGAACGCACTCGAACGCGTCGGGAGTGGTGGTGCTGGGGAACGCTGCGGTGTAGTTTCCCCATTCCACAATGCCGTTGCCGTACATATTAACAACTGTCGTGATGCCTTGTGCGTTCAGCAGGTTGGCCTCACATGTTTTATCTGAGAGCGCGAACGTGATGGGCACGTCGGTACCCTCGATCCCCGTGTAGGCGTGGTTCGACGATGACACATGCCATCCTTCTGTTAAATCGACTTTGGCCCGCAAACCCGCCGCGTAAGCTGACACCGGGAGCGTGAGGTATCTTTCCCCTGGGTCCTCGACATCCGGGTTATATTCCGGGTTCGCAACAAGGACATGCGGGAAAAGAAGCTTTTGCCCGGCTTTGAGTGTGGCAAAGTCACCCTCCGCACCGCGCGACTCAATGGCTTGGTTGAAGCCCCAGCCGTCGGGTGTGTCAATATATGCCATCGCCTCGGTTTTCTCAGTAATGACAATCAACTCCTGCTTCACTGCATCCAATGCGGAATATCGCGGTGCGATGTAGATCATCGGTTCAAAGCCGTATTTGTTTCCTGCGGTCTCAAACAGTTTAAGACCTGTACGCTCACCCGTTTCGGAAACCGTACCCACAATGTCGGCGCCGGTGATCTCGGCGGTGGCATCCTTTACTTTGACGACAAACACCAAGGCGCTGCCGGCAGTGCTG